AGAAAGCCAGACCGAATCTCCAATAGCGGGTATGCTCGCAAATATTGTTGCAGGAGGACTTGCCGGAGCAAGAAGAGGAGAAAAGCCTACTGTACCAACAAAAGAGGCTGTAAAAGATGCGGCTAGTGCCGCTTATCAAGCAGCAACATCGGCTGGCGTCATCGTGCAGCCAACGAGTTTGCAAAAACGCATTGGTGATATTGAAAGCACAGTTAGAAACGCTGGTTTTGATGCAGACCTTCATCCTAAAGTAGCGGCTGTTCTTCGCAGATTTCAAAACGAAGGTCAGACACCTAAGACGCTCGATGAATTAGAGATTCTTAGGCGAGTAGCTCAAGGCGCAGCAGGATCTGTTGAAAAAGACGAGCGTAGGCTTGGTCGTTTAATCATCTCAAAGCTAGATGATTATGTTGAGAACCTTGGGCAAGCTGACCTTATAGGTGGTAACGCAGCGGCTGGTTCATCGGCTTTGAAAACAGCAAGGGCTTTGTGGTCCAGGAGTGTAAAAACAGAGACCTTAGACGATATTATTGAGAGGGCTACTACATCCTCAACTCAATACTCTCAATCAGGTATGGAAAACGCTCTTCGGGTTCAATTTAGACAGCTTGCAAACAATCAAAATCGGCTTCGTCAATTTAACTCTGAAGAGCAGGCTGCGATTAAGTATGTTGCTCGCGGCGGGAATGTCCAAAATGCGCTTCGTTATCTAGGAAAGCTAGCTCCGACAGGTGTTGTCTCTGGTGGCGTATCAACTGGAGCAGGTTATTTGTTTGGAGGACCGCTAGGTGCTGCTGTAGTTCCTGCTGTTGGCATGGGTTCTAGGTACGCTGCTGAGCAAATGATGCTGCAAAATGTCGAAAACCTGCGTAATCAAGTTCTTTCTGGTAGGCAAATGGGTAGAGGAACGCCTACAATCTATAGTGCGCCAGCAGCGATGCGCGGCCTGCTGTACTCGAATCAAGAGGCTGAGTGATGGCAAAGACAAAGATTAGTGAATTTTCCTCAACCCCAGGCAACAACACCGATATTGATGGCATTGACATTGCCGAGGGCTGCGCTCCCAGTAACATCAATAACGCGATTCGTGAGCTTATGTCACAGCTCAAGAATCAGCAGGCCGGATTAGATGGCGACACCTTTACGACTAATGACGTTCTCACGGTCTCAGGGGTAACGGCTAACGCAGGCCGCGTAAGGCTTGGCGAAGATGCAGACAACGGCACAAGCTACACAGAACTCAGGTCTGCCGCGTCTCTTGCCTCTAACGTCACTTTCGTTCTTCCCTCTGCGGATGGATCAGCGAACACAGTTTTAGCGACAGACGGTTCAGGTAACTTATCGTTTTCTGCAATCACAGGAACGGGCAATGTAGTACGGGCGACTTCTCCGGCTTTAACAACACCAGACCTTGGTACACCTTCAGCGGCAACGCTTACAAATGCAACAGGACTTCCGATTGTTGCGGGTACTACAGGAACCTTATCTGTAGCACGAGGTGGTACAGGAGCAGCAACAGCAGCAGACGCTCGCACAAACCTTGGGATTACCGAGACCGGACAAGATACAACCTACGCATTCAGGGCTAACAATCTTTCTGATTTAGCTTCCGCATCCTCTGCCCGTACAAACCTCGGCTTAGGAACGATTGCAACGCAAGCGGCATCGAGCGTTTCTATTACAGGCGGGTCGATCACAGGGATTACCGATCTTGCGGTTGCTGACGGTGGAACTGGCGCATCTTCTGCTGCCGACGCTAGGACGAACTTAGGTGTTACAGCGACAGGTCAAGACACGACGTACGCTTATCGGTCGAACAACCTCTCTGACTTAGCCTCTGCCTCTACAGCGAGGACTAACTTAGGACTAGGTTCTATTGCTACGCAAGCAGCAAATTCAGTCTCTATCTCTGGTGGATCAATAACAGGCATTACAGACCTTGCTGTAGCAGATGGTGGTACAGGCGCATCTTCTGCGGCAGATGCCCGTACAAACCTCGGTGTACCTTCTTTGACGGGTTCTGGTGCTAGCGGGACATGGGGTATTGATATTACGGGTGCTGCTGCAAGCGCAACATCCGCAACAAGCGCAACCACGGCGACTAATCTTGCAGGTGGTGCTGCTAACCGAATTGCCGTACAAACGGGTTCTGGGGCAACTGATTTTGTTACCGCTCCGACAAGTTCAGGTACTTACTTAAGTTGGAATGGTACTGCGCTTACCTGGGCGTCTCCCGCTGGAACGGGTGACGTTGTAGGCCCAGCTTCTGCGACAGCCAATCAAATCGTACTGTTTGACGGGACTACAGGGAAGTTAGTAAAGGCAGCGTCTACAACGGGCGTATTAAAGGCTGTAAGCGGTGTTATTTACGCAGCCACATCAGGAACAGACTACGCTCCCGCAACATCAGGGACAGGGATTCTTAAGGGTGATGGTGCTGGAGCCTTTTCGACTGCTTCTTCTGGTATTGACTACGCACCTGCGACAACCGGAACAGCGATCTTAAAGGGTAACAATGCTGGTGGGTTTGCTAATGCTGCTGCTGGTACTGATTATGTTGCACCAGGGGGAGCGTTAGGGACACCTTCTTCCGGTACGCTAACCAATGCAACGGGCTTGCCTTTATCGACAGGGGTAACTGGAACCCTTCCGGTTGCTAATGGCGGTACTGGTCAATCTTCGTTCACCGACGGTCAGTTGATGATTGGTAATACATCAACAGGCTTGCTGAGTAAATCAACTCTGACTGCTGGCTCTAACATCACTATCACGAACGGCAATGGAAGTATTACGATTGCTTCTACGGCATCCGGTTCTGGCGATGTTGTAGGCCCATCTTCATCAACCGATAATCAGATTGCGCTTTTTAATAGCACCACAGGAAAGCTAATAAAGGCTGCAACAACCACGGGACTACTAAAAGCCTCGTCAGGTGTTATAGCGGCAGCCGTATCAAGCACTGATTACGCTCCAGCAACAAGCGGAACTTCTTCTCAGTTATTGGGGAGTAATGGCACAGGTGGATTTAGCAATGTCACGGTAGGGTCTGGCCTTACTTATTCTGCCGGTACTCTGTCGGCATCAGGTGGTACTGGTGATGTTGTTGGCCCCGCTTCTGCGGTTGATAACGCTTTTGCAAGGTTCGATGGAACGACAGGTAAGCTAATCCAGGGTAATACCTACGCAAGCCTTTCTGATGCTGGTGCGGCAATCTTTGGCGATTCTGTCTCTATTCAGCAGGGAGCAGGAAACGATCCGTATCTTGAGCTTTACTCTGCCAATGTATCTGGCATCAAGATTCTAAGATTGAAGGCTAACTCCTCTCAGGCAACTTCAACAAACACCTACACATTCCCTACAGGCTACGGATCAAACGGGCAGGTTTTAACCAGTAACGGATCTGGTGGTTTGTCTTGGTCTACCGCATCCGGTGGTAGTGGCTTTAGTCCTGTGACAGCAGCAATGATTTTCGGATAGGAACAACTATGGCAGCTCCAAATCTACTCTCACCGACAACCATTAACGGCAAGACCGTTACGGTTGACTTATCTTCCACCTCTGCGACTTCGATCCTTAGTAATGCTGCAAGCTCTGGAAAAGTCTTAAAGATCAACTCGCTTTATGTTGCTAACGTAGACGGAACTAGCAACGCAGAGATCACAATCAACTACTACTCTGCTGCTGCGCTAGGTGGTACGGCAACACAGATAGCGTCTACGGTTGTTGTTCCTGCTGACTCTACTTTGGTGGTGATTGATAAAGACGCTTACATCTATCTTGAAGAAGATCGTTCACTAGGTGCTACGGCTGGAACGTCTAGCGACTTGAAGGTCGTTTGCTCTTACGAAGATATTAGCTAGGAGTCGCCATGCCCAGAGGTAACGGCGGGATAATCGGCCCCGCAAACATCCCAAGTACAAGTTCAGCCAAAGGTGTTTGGTCACTAGCCGAGGCGCAGTTAGCACGTAGCCAAAATATTTGGCCGCTGTACACCACGACTATCGCTGTTGAGTACCTTGTTGTTGCTGGTGGTGGCGGTGGCGGGTATGGTACGGCTGGTGGTGGTGGCGCTGGAGGCTATAGAACTGGAACTGACCCAGCCGTTTCGCTTGCAACAAATGTAACCGTAACTGTTGGTGGTGGTGGGGCGGGGGCAACGAGTGGCAATGGAACAAACGGTTCCAATTCTATTTTTAGCACTATAACTTCAACGGGTGGCGGTGGTGGCGCAGCTTATGCAGGGACTACAGGTAATTCTGGTGGGTCTGGTGGCGGTAGTTCATGGCCTAATGCTGGAGGTTCAGCAAGTCCGTCTGGGCAAGGTAATGCTGGCGGTGCTGGAACTGGTGCGCCTTATTACTCTCCTGGTGGTGGTGGTGGTGCTGGTGCAGCAGGTGGCGCAGGGAAATCATCAAACTCTGTTTCTGGAGGTGATGGCGGTATAGGTTTGCAATCATCAATTACAGGAACGGCTACTTACTACGCTGGTGGTGGTGGCGGTGGTGGTGGGGATAACCCAAGTGGCGCAGTGCAAAGCACAGGTGGTTCTGGAGGAGGTGGCAGTGGCGCGGTTGGAGCAAGAACACCATCTGTTGCTGGTACGGCTGGCACTACTAACACTGGCGGAGGTGGGGGTGGTGGTGGCCAGGGTGGAGGAAGTCCTTCTGTCTTAAATGGCTATGCAGGCGGCTCCGGCATTGTCATTCTGAAATACTCAGACGCTTACTCTATTTCCAATCCTGGCGGTGGTCTTACTTACAGTACAAGCACATCGGGTGGATATAAGATCACATCGTTTACGGCTGGAACCGGCAATATACAGTTTGCATAATGAACATGCACCATTTATTTCCTACACCTGTAGGATTCTTTGAGTTAGGAAGGGAACTTACGGATGAGGAGCTGTTCTTTGTCCGTGAGCTTGAGACCCGTCCTAACATGGGTAATACAACCTCAACCAACAACTTTGTGCTTCGTGATCCGGTTATGACTGGGTTACGCTCATGGATTGAGGACTGTGTATCGGAATACTTTAAGGCAACAGCAAACCCTAAGCACGATGTAAGTCTTAGGGTCACGCAAAGCTGGTGTAACTACTCGGAACCAGGTCAATTCCATCACAAACATGCACATCCGAACAGTTACGTCTCAGGCGTGTTTTATGTTCAGACCAATCCTGATGACAGGATTTACTTCTACCGTGACGGGTATCAACAGATCAAATTCCCTCCGCTAGAGTGGAACCAGTACAACTCCGAGTCTTGGTGGTTTGAGGCTACGGCAGGCAAGCTGATTCTGTTCCCTTCGTCAGCGCAACATATGGTTCCGCAAGTGCAGGGCGAAGAAACTAGAATTTCTCTATCGTTTAACACCTTCCCAGTTGGAATGATTGGGGAAGAAGTTGATTTAACTGGATTACGGCTGGAGGCATAATGGCTCACTACGCTTTTTTAGACGCAAATAACATCGTTACCGAAGTCATTGTCGGCAAGGACGAAGGCGAAGAAGGTATTGATTGGGAAGTGCGCTACGCTGAGATAAGAGGGCAGCCTTGTAAGCGTACAAGCTACAACACCCAAGGCGGCCAACATCCTAACGGAACGCCATTTAGGAAGAACTACGCAGGCATTGGTTACACCTACGACTCAGTACGGGACGCTTTTATACCGCAACAACCTTTTGCTAGTTGGGTGCTAAACGCTGGTTCTTGTCTTTGGGAGGCTCCCACACCCATGCCAACTGACGGTAAAATGTACTCATGGGATGAAGATACTGTGAGTTGGATTGAGAGATGACACCCGAACAGAAGTCAGACGTACTGGTAGAAGTCGCAAAAGCCACTCCTCCGGTAGCAATCACAACAGCCGTGACTGTTGGTGGTCTGACTCTGAATGAATGGGTTGCAGTTGCTACCTTGCTCTACATTGTGTTACAGTCCGGCTGGCTTGTCTGGAAATGGTTCCATGCCATAAAAGATAAGAAGAATGAAGCACAATCTTCCGATAGTTAAAGTAGTTTGGGAAGATGCCTGCCACGACACTCTTGGGTGGGGTGATAGCCCAGAGAAAGCCAAGGACTTTCAGGTTCCGCTTGTTGTCTCTATAGGATTCTTATTAGGAGAGACCAAGCAGGGCGTGAAAATTTGTCAGTCATTGACTGACGACGCAATTGCTCAGTCTTTGGTGATTCCGCGCAAGATGATCCAGAGCATAGAGCGCGGAGTTTGGCGTGAGAAAAAAGGCAGAAGATGAAGAGTTCATCAGAGTCTGGAAAGAACTAGGCAGCCCAACGAAGATTTCAGACCGTATCGGTCTTACTCTTCGCAATGTGTACGAGCGAAGAAGGGCAATCGAGAAGAAATACAACATTTTCCTACCCACAAAGGACGCTCGTTTTACCTTACCCGAAAATCGTAGGCGAGCGACGTTAGAAACGGAAGGCTATGTGATCGTATTCTCTGACGCTCACTTCATGCCTGGTGAACCCTCAGCGGGGTTTAACGCTCTCTTAAAACTCATCAAGACCCTAAAGCCAAAAGCAATCATTGCTAACGGCGACATCCTTGATGGCGGAACTATCTCCAAGTACGGCCCTATGGATTGGGAGCCAGTCACGAGCTTACGAGACGAACTCGAAGCAGTTCAGTGGCATATGGATCAGATCGTCAAGGCTTGCAAAGGTCTAGGCACTTTCTTGCATCGGACTACAGGCAACCATGACATACGGTTTGACAAAAGATTAGCCGGATCTGTTCCTGAGTTCAAAGGCATTCAAGGCACAACCCTCAAAGACCATCTTCCTGAGTGGTCTGTCAGTTGGTCGGTCATGGTCAATGACATCTGCATGATCAAGCATAGACTCCAACATTCAGGCATCCATTCAGGTTACAACAACACCCTAAAAGCAGGCATCTCTACGGTCTCAGGGCATACCCATCTCTTAGAGGTAAAAGGTTGGGGCGACTATCGAGGACGTAGATACGGTGTGTCTACAGGTATGCTTGCCGATCCTGATGGCGGTCAGTTCTCTTACATTGAGGACAACCCCGTTCCCTGGTGTCAAGGTTTTGCTGTCTTATGTTTCAGAGATGGTCTACTCTTGCCTCCAGAACTTGTCGAGGTTATCGAGGGGACTGCATACTTTAGGGGGCAAGCCGTTGGCTAACTTTGAACAAGCGTTTGACAAGATGATGGAGGACGAAGGAGGTTACGTCCTTCACGAAGTCCAGGGAGACCGAGGCGGTCAAACTTACGCTGGTATTGCTCGCAAGATGCACCCCAAGTGGGAGGGCTGGCAACACATTGACTACCAGGAAACACCTCCGACACAGTTAGTCCGAGACTTCTATAAAGAGAACTTCTGGGACAAGATCAAAGGCGATGACTTAACGCATGACGTTGTAGCCTCGTCCCTCTTTAACTTTGCTGTCAATGCTGGCGTACCCGTATCTATCAAACTTGCCCAGATATGCGTCAAAACGGCCCCAGATGGCGTTATCGGCCCTAAGACTATATCTGCACTCAACCAAGCTAATCCTGAGCTATTTGTGGCTTATTACGCGCTGGCAAAGATCGCTCGTTATCGAGACATTGTTTTGCGTGATCGCAGCCAACTTAAGTTTCTTCTTGGTTGGGTTTCTAGGACGCTCAAGCTATGAACCTGCTCGGAATCTCTTCCATTGTTGATAGCGTCGGAAAAGTTATCGGAGACCTGCACACATCAGACAAAGAACGCATGGAGCTTGAGCTAGAAGCCAAGCGTATCGACCAAGCAATAGACCTCGGTCAAATGGAAGTCAATAAGGTCGAGGCCGCTAACCAGAATATGTTTGTTGCTGGCTGGAGACCTGCTATTGGTTGGGTTGGTGCGGGCGCGATGTTCTATCAGTTTCTTGCTTACCCGCTTTTAGTCTGGGCGTGGACTTGGATGCAGGCAGAACAGATCGTTCCGCAAGAGGTAAAGCCTCCTCCCATGCTAGATACCGACGCATTATGGGTTATTTTGAGTGGTATGTTGGGGATTGCTGGAATGAGGAGTTTTGAACGCGTTAAGGGTGTTGTTCCTCCAGCTAAGTCTTAGGTCTTTTGTGTTGCGCGGTAACTTCATCTCGCACCATCTGGCCGATCTTATCCCCGTGTACCTTGTCGATCTTCTCGATGATCGGAAGTCGTTTGCTTTTAGCTAACTTTAAGATCATCTTCGCCCAGTCTTGAACGACAAACGGCAACGCTTGGTTATACGCCGCCGTTATTTCTTCTACATCAGACGACTTAACTTGCTTGATAAGGTTGATCCACGATTCCACGGATCGACCACTCCTTAAAAGCCTTATGTTTTGCCATTGTGTCTGGGCACTCTGTTGACGGTGGAATCCAGCCGCGCTCCCTCCATATTTCTTCGACGGGTCTGAACCGCTCTTTCCTCGTCTGATTCTCGATTAACTCTTTCCAGTTGCTCATAGTAGTTCCTTCGGCCACGCATGAGTAGCAGCCGCGTAAGGAGTGCCTGGCCGTGGTGCATGATAGAACCTCCGTTTTTCAAAGTCCTTCTCTTTCCAGAAGGCACTGGGATTCTCGCTCTCGATGGTCTTGATCGCTTTATCAAGCGCAGGAGAATCATCGGTTATGAGCTTAGGTCTGATGATGTATGCCTGCCTCAACAGGCTTTGGTGTTTGCTTAGGTGCATATCTATTTCCTCAGAATGGAACGGAATCGTCATCGTCTTGTTTTGTCGGTCTTGACTCTCCATCTTTTTGCTGGAACTTCAACCCTAAATACTTTCCATCCGATCCCTCGTTGACCCAGCCTGAAATCCAGTAGTCAATCCCTCCTATAGTCGCGCTCCCTCTGTAATCAGGGTGAGCGTCTTTTTCTTTTTTCTTGTTCTTGCTAATACTTCCGGTTAGTTCTTTTGGCATAGCGATTTCTCCATTTCTGACACCTCTGCTAGAAAGTTCGTGAGTTGAAGCTCGATGATCTTGAACTCCTCTGGCTTTGGTTCATATCTAACAATGAATAACTGCAAGTGATCGGGAAGTCTTGGGTCGAAACTTACAAAGTCGCACCATGTCCTTCCTGTCACGAGCATTTGAGTGAGCATTTGAGACTTGTACTTAGTGGGAACCTCCTTTGCTAATAAGTAATCAACATGAGTGTTACTGTTGGGACACTTGATCTCGATCAGGCCTGAGCCCACAAACCCATCAGGAGAGGCTCCAAGCCATTCTATGCTCTTGTGCTTGTGAAAGCCCGTCTGCTCCACAATCGAGCCTGTAGCCTGCTCATAAGCGACCCTAGCGATAGGTTCTTGCTCTGTACCCCATTGCATAGCAGCGTTCGTGAAGGAATCGCCCTGTAAGCCCGTTAAACGCTCTGTGACGAGCTGGATTGCGTAGTTCCGTCTAGTAGCCGTACCTTGCTTCGCAATCGCGTCTGAAGCCCTAGAAGCCGTTACATGACCTAGTCTTGCCTTAAACCATTCGTCAGTTCTTTGCATTTTGCACCTTTAGAAATCCTCGTTCGATCATTGCCTGCATCGTGTTGATATACGCCTGGTTCCAGAAGTCTCGACGTTCTTCACGAGACATATCTTTTCCCTGGTCCAAGTATGTGTGGCATCTGTAACAGAGGGATGCTACTAAAGCATCAGATACCTTGATGCCCATGCCTTTTCCTTGATTCCTGTGTGCAGCTACTACAGTCCCATCTTCGGCGTAAC